TTCATCTTCCGTCCCGCGTGAGGCCCACGCACCGGCCGCCCGCCCCGCCCAGGCATCCCGCCTAGCGCAGCGGCTCCTATACCGCCGCCCAGGGCACCCGCAATAGTACCCGCGCCTCCAAGACCGGCACCCACCAATCCTCGAGCAACAGCTTCGCCGGTTCCTTTCTCTTTACCCTTCGTATAGCCCTTATGCGCAGCATACCCAGCCCCCACAAAAGGTGACCCAAGAATACCTAACGAAGCTAACAGCATGGCGGTGCTAGGCGGCCTACTGGCCTCCTTAACGGCAGAGGTCTTCTCGCTCGACCGAGCTTTGACGGAGCGCAGAAGCTTGGTACCCTCCTCACCCAGGTGCCCTTTAAGCCCGCCAGCGACGCCTCCGACGTAGGCTCCGCCAAGCGCACCGTAACCGGCACCGACCAAGGCCCCACGCCCGCGTCCCTTGCGCGAACCTTTCACCGCACCGGCACCGGCTCCAGCCAAGGCTCCGGCCAGACCACCCGCGCCCGTGCCCTTAAAACTCTCCTTGAGCGCATGCATGTAGCCCTTGCCAAAAGCTTCCATCCGCTTACCTTTTTCGGCCTTCATCGCCATCGTAATAGGAAGACCAATCGTGCCCCTGCTGAGGTAGTGCTTCTCCTCTTTGGCCATCTTGGCAAAGTCAGCTCGAGCAAACTCACGAGCTATCTTCTCGACATCCTCCACCGAGGCCTTCTTACTCTTACTCTTGGGAGCTTGCTGAGCTTTCATGAATTGAGTCATGCGATGCCGCAGATAAGCCTTATGAATGGCTCTGCGTCGCTGGACGTTGACGGCTTTACCGAAACGCTCTCCAACCTGCTCGCCCTTCTTACGACCCTTACCCGCTCCATAAGCCACACCGCCAGCAGCGCCAGCAGCGCCGCCCGCCAAAGCACCCAAACCAGCTCGAGCAAGTGCACCCTTGCCGCCTTTACCTTTGAGCCCAGCTGCGAACCCACCGGCTGCGCCGCCCAGCGCTCCTAAGCCGAGGCCTACTTTGCCCCCGCCTTTGGCGCCAGCACTGGTGCCCTTCTTCTTACCGCGAGCTTTGTAGTGCTCCACGGTAGCGCTCTCTACATCTCGCAGGGAGCGGCGAGCAGCTGCTTCTTTCTTCTCGACGATTGAAGGCTCGTTCGTCTTACCGTCATTGTCCGCATCGGAGCCCTTGGGGATCTTCTTTGCCTCAAGAGCTGGAGGAAGCTCACCCGCAAGCTTCTGCTCGAGCAGCAGCTTTCGCACGCCAATCTCATCTTGGGCATGCTTATCCATTGTCTGGATGCTGGCTTGCTCCAAGAGGAGAGCGTCATCATACAGCCCAGTACCCTGAAACCGAGAGAGCCAATCCTGCGTAGGAACAAGAGTCTCTTCACCGGATGCGAGCTTGGTGAGCTGGGCAATCGGCAGGTCGGTGAGGAGTTGTACGAGCTCGGCCTTTTCAGTGGCTTCCTTCGTGTGTCCGTAACTTACTTCGAGAAATTTATCGAGCATCGTCTTATCCTGCCAAATCCTTGATGTTCCTACCCATACGAGCCATCTGGGGACCAACGGCAGCCCCTGTCATAGCTCCTCCCACACTACCCATTAACGCAGCTTTGGCAGGATGAGCTTCCGATAGCTCAGCACCTGCAAGCTGCATCTTCGCCTTCGCCAATCTCATGGCGTAAGCAAAGCTGTCCTGCTTCTCAGCCTGCAAAGCAGCGAGCTGCTTGCGTGAATCATCAGCCCCTCGACCAGCCATGAGAGAACCGGCAGCTCCACTACCAGCACCTACCAAAGCCCCTAGAGCCATAGGAAGGGCGGCAGAGGTCTTCATGCCCATCATTCCTGCGGGCTGAGCATTAGCCAATGGGGACTGACCCACGCCAGGAAGAGGCATCTGAGGAGGAGGAGCTAGGGCTGCCGGGCCTTGAGGTTGGGCCGGTCCAGGTCCTGGGCCTCCGAGGTTTACTGTCGGGGCAGGAGCTCCCGCTTGTTGTGGCGGCGGAGCCTCTTGTTGAGGGGCACCAGCCTGCTGCGGTGGGGCTTCTTGTGGAGCGCCCTCTTGTGGAGGAGCTTCTTGCATCATCGGCTCGGGGGGTAGAGCTCCTGGAGCTTGCGCACTCATGGTCTCTGGGTCTTGCGAAGCGATCTCCATCATCTGAGAACGCATCTGCTGGATACCCATACGCATGTTGGCCGCTAGCTGAGTCTGACGGGCCGCCTCATCTTGGGCCTGCTGCATTTGCATGCCGGATTGTGCCTGCTGTTGCTGCAGACCTTGAAGCTGCTGCTGCATGGCCCCCATCTGCTGCTCCATCATTTGAGTCTGGCCAGAAGTCTCCTCGAGCTTCTGTCGATAGAAGTTAGACTCGTTTTCCTCCTGAGCGGCGCGGGCTGCTTGCTCAGCCTGTAGGTAGTTGGTCGGTTCCTTTTCACCCGTACCCGGAGAGGACATAGTTGCCTCCTCGGTCGCCATCTCGCCCTGGGCGGTTTTGATCTTAACGAAGAAGGCAGCCGCTTCGTGTAGAGGAATGGGGTCTAGAAGTGCGTCTTGAAATTTCATCAGTCCCTCTACGGTTCGTCCGTGACGACAACGTATCCATCCCAATCTGGGCTGAAGCTTACAAGTGCTGGGGGTGCGCCAGCTGGTGGGGCATAGAAGGTTCCGGCAGTGTCTACACTGTTGGAGAACCCGAAAACAGTATTGGCGGTGCCGGCAGCACTCATTTCGATAGGAGTACCGGTTAGGGTAGCCAGGTTAATAGCTATGCGGCCATCAACTAGCGTTACCCGCAGCGTCGCTGCAGCAGCCTCTATCTGTGCCTTGATGTCAGGAAACAGCAACCACATCTGGGTAGCTGCCGGAACAGAAGCGAATGTGACCGTGACTGCCGGGGCAGTGAAGATCAAAGTGCGCCCATCCAACCCGTAGATGCGCCTACCCGGCATCTTCGTTCCACCGATGATTCCACCGGTCAGGAAGAAGTCCAGTTCTACGCGTGATTGAAACTTACGAGTGATTAGCGCCATAGCTCCCTCAATATGCCATGTACGTGGCGTTTACGGCCCAGTACTCACTGTGGACCCCTACGTTGGCCGGTCCCAGAATACCCTGGATGTTCAATGCAACCTTCACCCGTTGGACTTTCTGCTCTGTGGTGGCCTTGAAGTACTGGAGCCAGTTCATCAAGAGCGGGGTCTTGTCGTTGACCCCCACGTTAATGCCACCGTTTGAGTAGTTGATGTGGTTGCGTGTTTGAAGAAGGCCTACGGATTCGATCAGAGACTCTGCCGTCATCCGCAAGAGCAGGTGATGCTGACTGTTCGCCAGTAGTTCGTCGAGGCTAAGAGTGGTGAAGTGAGGAGTGCCGTTGAAGCTAGCTATGGCGTCCAAGACGGCCCACGCAATCATACGGTCGCTACTCTCCTCACCAGCTACAAGCCGATTGAGCTCGGGGAAGTCACGTAGGAACAAGCGTACCGTCTGCACGAAAGCGCGCATGGTATCGCTCATTCCTGTTATTCCCTGGAGCGCCATCAGCCACCCTTACGCCTTCTTCTCCTTTTCCTGGTCCCACCAGACTCTTCAGTAGGCTCCTCTTGAGGAGTTTCCTGTGCTGGTTCTTCAGCAGGAGGCTCTTCTTGAGGGGGCTCTTCTGCCGGAGGCTCAACCATAGGCGGAGGCTGTGGTGCAGGTTGTGTCGGAGGAGGCTCAGGTATTAGATCAGGAGGAGGTGGTTGTGGAGCAGGGGCAGGAGCACCAGCTGCGGTTCCGGTATAGCCGGACGGAACTCCATCAATAGATAGAGCCCCTACCGCAGCGTAGTTTTGCTGGATGAAGGACTGTAATGAAGCCTTGTTTGGCAGCACGGCACAGGTTCCCGGCCGTATTACAGTCTCCCCCACCTTGATAGCTACGTTGACCATACTCCGTCTCCGGAGTAGCCCCGTCTCTACATCGGTGAGGTTGTATACCTTCACTTCCTCTTTCTCCGACTCTTCTTCTTCTCTCCCTCATCGCCCATATCAAGTGCAGAGAATTTATCCTCCACTGGTGCGGGTTCTGGGGGAAGAGGTTCTGGCTTGGGCTCTGGCTTGGCACTGGGCTTTGGTTTCGGTTTAGACCCTAGGTTCTTAAGGTCGACGACCTCACCGCCCGTTGTCCGTACTTCCAGCATCCCAGCTTCCCACCTTTGGGTGAGTTCAGCCAAGTGCTTGGTGATTACCGCCTCTCCGACAGTAACTGGCCGGACTCTACGGAGAATGATATCTCCGCCTCCAATGCGTTGAACCGGTTTATGCGGGAGGGTAGAGATCTTACGCTTGAGCCGCGTATGAACCGTACCTACCGTGCTGTGAATGACGTAAACGTGCATCACCACTCCTTACTTATGCGGTGGGATCGTACTCGTAATAGATTGCGTAATCGCGAGTAGCGTTGGGCGGGTTGGCAGCATCATAGGTGCCATTAGGCAGTCCCGCAGCAGAGGCTGCGATGGTCCCAGTGGTAACGAGAACACCGGTTTCGATTTCACGAATGAGACCAGTAAGCCCCGCACGTGCAACGATGAGCTTGTTAAGACCCATCAGGATGCCGAACCCAAGAGCGTACGTGCCAGATGCGTCACCGGCATTCATCACAACACTGGTGACTGATGCGAAGGCCGAGGTGCCCGCAGTCGTAGCATTATTGGCGATAGTGATAGTCTCCGAGATGGGCTGGTCATTAACATCCGTGCCCGTGAAGACAACATCGGTAGCCCCCGTCCAAGCCGTGGCATTGTCACTAGTGGTAATCGAGACATTACGAGCAGGATCCATTGCCCCACTCCCAAGCACTCCATCAAGAGCTGCACCACTAAGAGTGGTAGCCCCGGCCACAGAGGCTGTACCGGCCGCAACAATAGCGTCAGTATCAGCCGTATCCACATTGGTGTGCTCATCCACCGTCATGGCCGTCATAGGCGTTACCGTCGCACCAACATCACGACGTAGGTCAGCTACTTCGCCACCTACACCACCACCACGCAGCAAGTGAGGCTTGAGGGGCCCCTCATCGCTAAACAATCCACTTCCGTTTGCCATTTTTCTACTCCTTCTAACTGAGATCTTTTAATGAAAAGGGCGCCGACGATCTATGGACGCCGACGCCCTTCGCCGGGCCACCTGGCTATACAGTTACTAGAACTGCACAACCTGCGGGAATACGAGGCCCTGATCAACGCGGTTGTTTACCGCGCCGAGCTGATCTTCAGCTAGCGGAATGAAGTTCGCCAGCAAGCCATCAGCGTCTGTTGTTGGGTTGGCATCAGCCGAGTAAAGCTCAAGCTTACGAACCGATGCGATGTTGATAACGCCCATGCCGATGTCTTCCCAAGCCTGGAAAGTAATCGTATTGGCGACCTTGTCGATGTAGAACTTCGTGTTGTTCAACACGTAGAACTTACCGAAGAACTCCGGTGCCGTGAATGCATACACGTTACCAGGACGGAGGATGTCCGTCTTGATGGTGCGGATGTAAGCACGACCCAACAAGGTGTTGTACTTGTAGCCATCGACCGCAGTCTCCGACTGGATGCGAGCACCGAAGTCCTCGACAGTCCACTGGAGAATGTCGTCCCAGTCCACCTCAGTCATGAGCAAGCGCTCAGCCCGCAGACGGTTACCGTCGAGGAGCTTGAAGAGGTTGACCACGTCGGGCCGCTGGATGGGTCGAACAGTAGCGTCGTTAGCAACGGCGTTACGAGCGAGCTCACCCTTGATGGCCGAGAACTCCACCACCGTACCGGCCTGAACTGTCGTAGCGTTCAGTGCGGTAGCAACATTGCCGTTGGCCTCCGTTTGGAGAGCCTGGACAGCTGCTTCGATGTGGACGAGGAACTCACGGTCTTCAATTTCTTGAATGTCTTTGACCGAGTTCTCCTCGATGATCTTGGTGATCGGCATCTCGTAGGCGAGCAGCTCCTGTTCCGTCTTCTGGAACATTTCGCTGGAGATTGTGTAAAACCCAATCTCTGCCTTCGGACCACGGATGAAGCGAGCAGTCGGCTGACCACGGAAAGTGATCGACATGGCACGACTTTGAGGCTCGACATCAATGATCTTGACCAAGGTGTCGTGGTTAACCGAACGCTGGCAATCAGCGCGGGTAACCTGTTCAGGGGGCATCACCTTACGGGTGAAGCTCACCTCACGAAGACGGTCTCGAATATACGACCCGCCATATTCAGCAATCTTTTCTTTACCCTCGGCTGTCCCCAGCTTTTGGGTGAAAAGTTCATTTAGCATACGCGCTGGAACGCTCATTACTTTTCTCCTTTCATTAGCCGTTAGGGAAGAATTGCGCTACCCGAGCGGTATCGAAGTCGTCCACCATTATTGGCAGGAAGACGGGTTACGTAGCCAACAAGCGGATCGGTATCACCGCCAGCTGTGCCACCGTGACCAACGAGGCCACTGAAAACGGTGCCGCCGATAGTGACGGAGGCTACCTTCAGTCCCTGACCTACAGCAGTGACAGCAGCACCACTACCGACGACAGCAGCTGCATCAAAAACGGTGCTATCCGCTTCGTAGTCACCGAGCCAGAGGATGTCGGTCTTATGACCTGCCATCGCCTGAACATCGTAGCGACCACGCTCCGCAAACAGGACCCAACTTCGTAGAGCGGCAGCAGTACCTGCCATGGCAATTGCCGCTGCTCTAATCAGCTGAGAGTTATTGTCAAGGGTCATCCACTCACCGTCGACGAGGGCATTGGCATTGTCCGGGTTAGCCAGCGTCGGATCGGCAAGTGGGAAGTCCCGTCGCTGGATACTCAGAATATCCGAGACCGGCTCAAGATTGATACGTCCCACAGTACTCATTTATCTTCTCCTTGTATGGCTCGGAAAATTAGCCAACATCGCCAAACAGGTATCTTTCGAAGTCGGTAGAACCGCCTCCGGAGTGCACCTCGTCACTTGTCAGATGAGCGGTTTTAATACTCATGTTAGGGGCAATCATCTCGACAGCCCGTTTGATCTCATCAAGATTACCTTGTTGAGCTTCTTTCTCGAGGTGATCAACCAAAGACGTGAAATCCTTGTCCACCTCGAGACCCTTATTGTGCATGGCTGACGCCAGCTTCTCGGCCTCAATCCTCTGTTCCAGAGAGGCCAATTTATTGAGTGCGGCATCCCGCTCGGAGACGACTGCACGCAGTGCGGAGGCCCCATCTTCGAGGACCTGTGCAAACTGTTGATTACTTAGCTTTTGCATACGTTACCTCGTCCTACAGCCCAAGAGCCGGTCCCGACATTGCTGCAGATTGTGTGCCCCCCATACCGCCGGGAGACAAAGACTGCTGAGGGCTCAAGCTAGCCGACTCCTTCTCCTTCTCCTTCTTCTTCTTCTCGCCATCCACATCGGCTGCGAGTTTCGAAAGGAGTGCTCTGGCCGATGCTATTCTCGTAGCGTCTTCGGCCATGGCGGAGGAAATCTTCACACCGGCTTCTTCCGTGTGATCAAGGACCTTCTCGAGAGTCTTGTCGTGAGCCTTGCTCAAAGCCGGCTCAGCCAAGATGTGGTCGAGCGCCTTCTTGGGTTCGGCCTTGGCTTCGCGCTTGGTGTAATCAGTGGCTGCCGCATTGGAGGCTACCATTTTCACTTGTGCCGGCTGGGCCGGAACATCCTCTTCGGAGGCGCTGGCATCGGGGGGAGTATCGTTACCCTTCCCTTTATTTAGCTCTTCGACATCTTCAGCAAACTTACGAATGAGGTGAAGGGGGGCGGAGGTAGCTTTATCGAGCTCCTCAGAGCCGATCTTACTAAGCCTCTCCATATTCGCTTGCGCCATCCCAACCTTACCCATCGGGTGAACAGGCTGCGGGGGAAGCATGGAGTCCTCATTCGTTTCTAGAGCACCATCCTCGAGCTTGGGATCCATGGGGGGCTGGTCTTGAGGAATGGCCTGTCCCATCTCTCCCGCATCGATATTCTCACCGGCTGCGGCGGGGGCACTCACCTCGAGTGCGCCAGGACCAGTGCCAGGACCAATACCAGGACCGAGCTCTCCCTCAGCCACCTTCACGGCCAAGTAGCTGAGTGCGTCAGCCAACTTAACAATCTGTGTGGTGGGCAACTGTGCGTTCTGTACCGCGGCCACCTTCTCTTCACCATACTGGTGCGCCAGCTGGATGGTGGCTTCCTTGGCGATATCCACCTTATCGATGGTCCCTTCCATCGCAGCCTGAACCATGGTCTGGAGTGTGGGTCGTTCGGTCATGATTGCCATAGCATCCTCAACGTGAGCAGTCTTACTAGGGAGAAACATCATACCCCTCGGGGGCATAGTTTTCTGAGAGGTAGACCCCGCATCCATGGTGGGCGGAGCCCCCGTATTGACTCGAGAGTACGAGGTCCGAGGAGCGGTTCCCTTCGGCCCCTTGAGCCCCGAGGGTTTCGTATTCTTGATAATGGGCGGGGGTATGGGAGCCGCAGCAGCTTGCGCCTGTGACTGAGGATCTTCCTCCCCGGGCGCTTGCGCTAATTTGATGTCCACTTACGGCTCCCATCTCGATTAGCCCTGATTCCACTCCACGGGGTAGCCCGCAGCTTCGAGGAACTCCAACGCACGAACCTGCACAGCCTCTTCGGGGCTGCTGGCCGCTGCGATCTTGGTGCTCTCATTGATACCCAAGGTAGCGACGGCATTGATTCGATCGATGGCTTCCTGCGCATCGTAGTCCGAAGCAGCAGCAATCTTCACAGCTTCCTGCACGGCAAGACCATCGATACTCGAAGTGCTGCTGGAAGCAGTCTGCTCCTCAGCAACCTTCTCCTCAGGAGCACCCTCTTCAGCAGCAGCGATCTTCTGCAGCTCTTGCACATAAGAGTGCGCCATCACGCGACCAAGATAATCGGCCTCGGCCAACTTATCCTGAGCAGCCTTCTTCTCGAGGAACTCGTGAGCGGCACCTTCCTTCTGCTCTTCAGCCATGGCCTTCTCAGTCGCCTCGTTCTTCTTCTTTTCCTTCTCTTCGACCTTGTCAGCGTACTCATCGGCCGTTGCCTCTTCCGCTTTGTCACCCATGGCTTCTTTGCCAAAGGTACCTTCCCAGAGGTCGCCGATTTGATCGTCGGTCAGGTTGTTGAGGTCGATGTTGTTGTCGGCGGCCAATTTGGCGAAGAGCTCAGCCTGAGCGACCTTCTCTTGGTCTTCTTCAGTCGGAGCGCCTGGCGTGCCGTACAGTTGAGCGAGATATTCGTTCATTTGTTCAGACTCCTAAAAAACACGATTAAAAAACTTTACGTGTTCACTGAAGGGAGTACCCCTCTCCACGCCGGCTCATGCCGATTGCTTGAAACTTTTATCACCCCTTGAGGCGTATACCCAAATCCTACCTCATCGCGAAAAGCATTACTTAAGTACGCAACAGTAAGTGGGGTAAACAATTCTTCGGGCGCGGCACTGGAGAGCTTCTGCAGATCCCCCTCCGAGGAGAGAGTTGCTGCTGCTATGAGCTGCTGAGAGTTAGCTACTAATTCCATTACACCACGTCGATATCCGTTGTATGCAGCTCCAATCTTACGCAGTAGTTCCGAAGGATGGGAAGGCTTTGGCCCTTCTTCTTTCGGGGACTTGCTAGAAATAATTACTACTCTACGTTCTATAATTGGACCCAGCGCGGAGCGCTGCGCCATTAGGGGCATAAGTAACCGAGCTAAAGAAGGTAGGAACAAGTCCGGAGAAGTTCCCAAATCTTCTTCTTCTTCTACTCTCGGAAATACTTCCCCCCGCCTCTCTAGGTCATCCGCCAGAGGCTTCTTCTGCATACGAATAAGAATGGTCCTTTGAAACTCCCTGGGGCGGAGCAGCATTCCCAAACCAGAAAGAGTAGACAGAGAATTCTTTAAGGGAAACTTACTTAACGTCTCCAAAAGTTCTGGCGGGAAGTCCTCTTCTTGCTTGGTAAGAAGCGGAACGGCTTTCCCGGCGAACTGACTGGGGACTACTCTTTTCTTAATCTCACTGTTCTTATTCTTGGCGCTCTTGCCCAAGAAAGCCATTTTCAGAGTTTGGTCCGCGACAGAAGCTGTCTTCTCCCCATAGTGGTAGAAGATGTCGGGAAGGCTCTCCTGATACCCCAAATCCTCGGCAACCGCCGCCGACGGCTTTGCGCTCGACAGATACACCATCACCTTGGCCGTCTTATCGGCACCTATGAAGACGAAACTGATATCGAAGAAGCGGGGGTAGTCGTTATAGACGAATACCTTCCTGCCGTCGGGCAAGATCCTATTCATCAAGGTCTTGGCGTGCTCACAGTAATCTTTTCGGGTAACAGAGAGCCCCTTAATCCCCACCCCGTCCTGAGCCTTGAGCTGCTTGTGTAGGGCGAGAATAGCTTGGCCGGGGTGCTTGTCCTTGGCCGGGTCGAACTTCTGCATCCCCCGGTTGTACCTATCCCAATCGAGACAGATGGAGCAGGTGTCGTAAGGAACCTTCGTGCCCATGCTCACATCGGGAAACATGCCGGCTTTGAGCTTATCCCAAACCCCTATGCCCCCAAACTTCAGAGCCTTATTCTTGTCCACCCGGGTAACGAGTTCGACTCGCCTCATACGAGGGTTCCAGGTAGCTAGTTCTACCTCGCCAAATGCACGCCGGGCGTCCTTGTTCCTATGATGGGCGAAGGGGTGAGCGTTATAAAAAGTAGGAAAGCCGTACGCCCAATTTTTACCAATGGCCTTATCGATAATGGGCTGGCCCGTCCAGCTATCAGGCAAGTGTAGAAGAGAGGCTTCGGGAAAGTGATCACCGTTGATGTTCGAGCCGTAATACTCCCCAGCCCCAAGAGCATTGACGAGTACGTACACGGCGTCATCAACGGGCCGCAAACCCTCGATGTACTTCGTTACCTCAGGCAACAAGCTAGGTGCAGCAACCTTCTCGAACGCACTGTCGGCAGGACCAAAAAGGGGAACAGCTCCTAAACCAGCTTCTGACTCCCCTAAAAAATGACTAACCTTGAGCATCTACGCGCCATCTTACTTACGTGGTGCTCTTTTTTTATCTGGCTGATCTTTGCTACTAGGAGCCTGCAACTTGCCCATCACGGGAGGAAGTTGTGTGGGGTGGGAAGCAAAACCCTTCCTCGCACCCAAAGCTTCTACAACAACCTTCCCAGCTGACTGCGGGTCTGTGCTCATCTGCCGCATGTACGTACCGCCCACAATGGGGTCTGACGCAAACTCTGGGGCCATTCCTCTAAGGGATGTGTAGTGCTGGTTAAATAAATTGGGGTTCTCTCTCCGGTACTCTTTGAGGTCCGGGTTGTGCGCCATCATCTTCTCGTAATCACGAGATTTGGTAGCTGCCCGGTAGGCCTTCTCTGCTGCCACACCTACGGCGGCGCCCCCCAAGCCGTACATGAGGTGACCCCCGATCTCTCTTCCTAGGTGCTGGGCACCCTCGGGCGTACCGAGATTTCTGAAGCCCCTGCTTAACCCCTCGAGCCATGTTTTGGGGGGCGTAACAGCAGCTGTCTTCTCCCCCTCCAGGCACTGGAGATACTCTTCAACTGGGTTCATTAGATAGCCCTCTGCTGAAGACTGTACTGACGCACCATGTACGGATGGGTGTACGGAACCCTAGCCAGGACGAAATTCTTAGCTGCTTGAATCGGACGGTTGTACCGAGACTGCTGATACGCCTCCTCAGCCGCCAAGCCACCCGCGATGTGGGGGGAGTACTTAACAGCACCACCTATTCCTTTGGCTACCGCCCCGGGATTTCCTTTGTCCTTAGCCAACGCTTTGGTGATCTTTTCCCCGGCTTCTCTGGTGGACTTAGTAGCCCTGCCCCACAAACTGGGGAGTTTACCAAGTCCTTTTTTTGCGGCGTCTGCGACCCCACCAGCTTGCTTGAGGAAGGTATTGACGTTGTCCAGGTGCACAGCTGACTCATCACGCACTACACGCAGATGGGCCATCTTCTCGAGGACCTCGCAGTAGTCACTGAAGTCTTTGACGAGTGGGTGCTCCTCATTGACAATCCCTGCACTGGCGCTCTTGGTAAGCGACTGTCCAATCTCCGTCTTGGAAGAGAAGACACCGTTCTCCAACAGACGCGGAGACAGCAGAGCGAAAGCAGCTTTGACGAACTCGGGGTTATCCGTAGTCTCGCCCCAGGCCTGAACGATATCGCTGAGCGACATGCCACTAAGAGAGGCTTGCTTAACTTGATTGAAGAGGGCGTCCCCCAAATCCAGATACATACCCTCTAGAGACACGAGCTCCGAGTTGGTGTTCTCATGAATGGCAGCGATCTTCTCTCTGACATTCAGGGCATCCTGAAGAGGATTGGCGTAAGGAAGCTGCTCGTCTTTCGCCTCCCACATCTGCTCATAAGCAGTCTCGGTGGGGTTGAAATCGACGGAGGCTACCTTTTCAAACTCCTCGGCAGAAGCTGCCTTCTGCCCGGGGGGTTGGTCGTAATCGGCGGTGCCTCTGTCGAACACAGTTCCGCCACCGCCGTCATTGAGGTCTTTGAGAATGACTGAAGGGTCTGCGGGGCCGCCGTCGAACTCGATGTACTTATGGTCGGAGCCTTCCTTATTGAACTCTTTCAAGTAGGCGTCCACGTTGGCAAACTCGATGACGCGCTTGACCTGCTCGGGGGAAAGTCCGGCGTGTTTAATCGTCTCCACCACCGCTTCATTAAGCGTGGGGGCCTTGCCAGTTACGTACTGACAAGCTGCTTGCTTCCCAAACACTTCAAGCTCTTCTCCCGACTTAGCTTTGGCGTGCTCTTGCTGGAGAAGAAAAACGGCTGGCAGATCATGCATAAACCACTCCTTAGCCCTTACAGGCTACAACGTCTAACGATCTCAAGGGAAGCAAAGTACGGGGAATTAAGGTAGAAGAAGAATCATGGACGAGCGCATCACGGCCAAAGAAGCTGCCCGGATGCTCGGGGTGACAACCCGGATGGTTCGCTACTGGACCCGCAAAGGCATCATCCGTCCCTTCAAGCCAGGCGGCTCCGTCAGCGCAGTGCCCATGTACCTGCGGACGGAAATAGATGCACTGCTCGAAGCGAGAAGTAAAAAAGTAGACTTGCAAACAGTAGCCACAATGGCGAGGCAAGCTCACGTGTCCAGTCGGCAGCTCGAGAGAACAGTCTCCCGCCTACTCGAAATCATCGGGGCCAACATCCCCATGCTCAGCCTCAAAGAAGAGAACGTACACGCGCTGTATCTACAAGTAGAAGACGCGCTAGAACAAGACTACCAACCACCAGCTGACGAAGTTCTCGAGTGGGCGCGAATCTTCTACGCCGTAGGGGAAGAGTACTTGGGGCTAATAGAAGAAGTAGTAGAAGACGAAGAGCCGTGGGCAAAACTACTAGAGCTCTCCAACTCTCTCAGCGTACGAGCTCCCAGAGACTTGTTCTCCGGAGACAAGGAACTGGAAGCAGCCTACGGGTATCTGGAAATGGCACGTCGTAATATGCGCAACGTAGCCTACTTCTACATCCGTAACAGGCACGGCAGCAGGGCAGCCTCAGGAGCCTTCCCAGGAACTGGGGACATAACTGAGGAAGTAATCGCGCTCGCCTTCCCTGAGTTCTAACCCTGGTAGACGGGGCGGTATTCCATATCCGAATTCTGCATGGTGCTTCCCTTCCTGGGAGCAATGATATCTGGCCGTGGGGTTATGATCATGGATGCCAGCCAGCAATAGAGCAGTGAGTGGAAGGAGTCGTCAGGCTTGTCCACACCGTGCTTGTATACGATCATCCTAAGCACGTTGTTGTACTCGCTGTAGATGTTGAGCATATCCTGCCCAGCGGGGTCCTTGAACTCTTCCCACCTGGGGAACTCACACTGCTTACGCTTGATGGCGTTGAAGATGTCACTCATCGCCTCAGTACGATGAACCTTCCACCTACGAAGTTTGCCGTCCCACTCGACCTTCCTCTTACACCTAGCTAGGTACTGGAACTTCTGGATGCGCTGAGGGCCGAACTGCCGGATCAAATGATCGTTGCGATCAAACCCACCACCGTAATCGGTACCCACCATACGGACGTTGAACTTGTTGATGATCTCACAGATTTTGGCTAGCTGGACGGGAGGAGAAGTATCCTCTCCTGTAAATCGGTGGGCGTAGAACACCCTGAATCTCATATCCACATAGGTGGCTAAGGTGACGAACGTGTACGAGTTCTCCCCAGTCCCCCAATCGATCCCCGCAAACACAGGCTGCCCTGCGGACTTAGCCACGTATTTATCAATGTCGCCCATAGATAAATCAGGGGAGCAGCACTCCATCACCTGATGCGTAGTAAGGGGCCTAAGTCCCGAGTCGTAAGAAACGCCGAGCACCTCGTTGTAGAACTTGTCACGAGGATAGCGCTCGTAGTTGAGTAAGATCTCCTCCCAGGGCATCCATGGAACCATGAGCTGTGGGATGCGGTAACTCTCGAAGGGTGCGTTCTCTATCATGCGCGCCCACTGCGCATCTTTGTGCATGGCATCAATGAGCTCGCCGCACTTCTCACACTTGAGCCCCTTCTTGCCTATGTTCTTCTCACCCAGGACATTCCAGTAACGACCTGTCCCCCCAGCCGCAGTAGTGCCGCACCTGTCGCAGGGAACCACCCACTCTCCCTGGGTGGAAAGTCTCTCGCGGTAGTACTCAAGATTGTTGTCCAGACTCTTGGGCGTGCCGGCGTAGATGAAACGCTTCCACTTCTCGGGGGCATGGGACAAGCACTGCTCAATGACAGGGATGTTGTCGGACAAGATGTCTTGAAACTCGTCAAGCTGGAGCATCCACGCTGGGATGCCGCGAGTACGATCTGCGTTCAGGAACGCATACCGCAAGGTTATCTTGGAGCGGTTGATGAACTGCTTCTCCAAGATATTCTGGGAGAGCATTGTAGTTGTAAACCTCTTCAAGACAGGACTCGTCTCGATGGGCTCCTTAATACGGTCGTTGGAGAAGGTCTTGGTCTGGGTAGCAGAGGGAGATACGTACAGGACCTTGTAAGCTGGAATCATGCACATGTAGCAGAGCGCCATGTTCCCAAGCAGGGTGCTCTTCTCTACCTGCCGACCGCAAAAGAGAAGCACTCTCTTGGCCGGCGTGTCGTAGCACCGAAGAATGTGCCTGCGCCCACTGAAGGAGAAGGCCTCGTAGCCTGTCCCCTCATCACTCGGCATCCTGAAGGCGAACGATGTAAACGTGGAGGGCTTAACCGACGGGGGCATTCCCTTTGGTACCTCAGTAGGCGTGCCTACCATCTCGTTGTCGGATAAACTGTCCCCCTGTTCCCAGAGAGCACTCCCCACTCCAGATAGCTCGTCGGTTAAATCAACTGTCATGTTCCCACCATCAAAAACTGACTCGCTGACGGAAACCGTGCAGAACCTCTGGGAGTCCCTCAATAGAGCTGGTGGTCATTTTCATACGGAGGCCAATATAGTTGATCACTCGGAGGGGGACTTGATCACGTTGTGGTTAACCAACGCGCTGCCCTTGGGCAGCAAGAGACTCACGAGCGCTTACATCAAAGAGTACATCAGAGAGTCTGGGTGGAAGGCAGCCCACATCAAGCACTACAAAAACAGGGTCGAGTTCCTCATAACTCCAGATCTCCATCCAACTGCTCGAGGAACTTCTTAGCGAATGCATCGGGGTCGATCCTATCCGCATACCCCTGCGCCTTCATCCACCAAGACTGCATCTCAGGAGTATACTTGGCAACGAGCCTGGGAGATTTGGCCTCGAAATATTTCTTGGCAGAAGTATCCAAGACCTTGGGGAACTTGACCATCCAGTACGCCGCTACCGGACCATCCTTCGGCTCCCTATCCATCTCCGGGGTCAGGAAGAAGTGGAACACGAGATCTTCACCTACCATGGCGTACTCTGCAACAAAAGTTGTGTAGTCCTTGACCTCGGTAAAATTGATCACGGCGTTGCTGATGTTCATGGGGGCCTGCACCCTGGTTTCTTTACGGGCCAGCCTATTGGCGTCCTCCTCAGAAATATTGTCCAGGACAACGCTTCGATTCTCCTCACTTGACGTCGGCATTCTTGGTCTCTCCTATCGGTTGTATATCAACGGTATGCTGGCCCGCGCTCAATTGATTGATGTGTATGACTGGGGCGGACTCGGTATGTAGGGTTAGGCTCTTTAGATTCTCTTGCAACTCTTCCTCCGGGCTGCCGACAGACTCGAGCATCTCTGACATCACCTTGGCTATGAGGGCATAGTCCCTGCCCCGCTCAGCAGAGTTCCCGTACAAGGACTCCAATACTTTGATAGTGGCCGCAACGCGAGCAGCGGAAGCCAGTTTAGCAAGCTCCACATTGGAGGGCATCAACCCCATCCTCATCTGGTTCATGATTCCAGCAAGGGGACTAATTGAGATACCCGCTGCCACTCTTCGTGGGTCTGAGTAATGAGCTTTGAGAAGGGCGCTTCCCTGCGCGCTCTCATCAGGATCAGTCGTAGGTTGAGGAGCTACCCTCAACTGAATGATTGCCTTGAGCTCAGTTGAATCGACCAGCTCGATGTTCCAAAAGAACCTCTGGTACAGCTCCACTGCTTCGGCGGTACAAGGCCAGCCCTTTCTTTTCACCGCGCTACTTATCCAGGCAGCACTTGCCTCCGTCACTAAAGAGGCTTCCACGAGTTCTTTAAGGCGGGGAGCTTCAAGTAGTTCTTGGGCCCTTAACATGTGAGCGTCCGGGCAGAAGAGTGCCCGGATGCCTTGTTTTATTAGAAACCTCTGGGACTTCCGGTCCCTGGTATCGAACGGGTAGAAGGGGGTAGGGGGAACGCACTTCTGCCGAAGGCGCTCTAAGTAGGGCTCACCCGTAAAGTCTAACTGTTGCCCACGAACAATCTCTCGAATCTGACTATTCGAGTGTCTGTCTGGGTGGACGAGTAGATACTTGAGGTAGTACTCGCAAGGGCTGCGACGTATCACAACTATAAGTTGTTACACTCACAGGCAAAACTAGTCCACTAGTTACCTTGGAAGGCTAGGATTTTCAACCCCTCCAAAACTTCCTCAACTGCTCTAACGGCATGCTCCAAGGAAGTGATTGAGATGTTCTGCAGCCCAAGACGCGCAGACAGAAGAAGCTCACAGAGCCGTTGCTGTGCTTCTTCAATGTTTGGCAGGTAGCTGACGAAGGTCATTATGTTTTGCGGGTTCAGAAATCCGAGGGACAGAACAGTGTCCACGGCTCCTGGGTCTGGGATGAAGGCGGCTTCTTTGAAAAGGGGCCGCCTAAGGGCGGGCAGTGCTCCTAGAATTTCTTGAGCTCGTTTGGAAGCTGCAGTTTTTTGCTCGTCTGCGGTGGTGAGAGTTCTTCCAATCTTCACCCGGACGGGCTCACTACCGTTGAACGACTGCCCGAGCTTCGTGGTGGCGTACTCCTGGTCTACTCCCAGCCCTGCCAGCAAGAACATCGTGTCGTCGATATTTAGAAACTCCCTCTGATCATGAGCGAGCTTGGTCACCGAAGGGCCTTTGACGGAGAAACAGTTGCCGCTGCAGCGTACTTCCACCGAGGCCATGGCCCTCTGAACTGACGCCTCTTTTTGAGACGCGCCCTCAGAGTCAACCAGGGCAACGCTTTTAGACTCGCCCAAAGGCATCCATCGCCAGTGCTGGGGGATGAGCATCTTACCTTCTGCCCCAACTACGTTCTGGATGTTTGGCTGGATGGAGATTTCAGTAGGCCGTCCATCAAAGGTGGAAGCTGTGTAGGTAGCGGGCTCCTCACCCTCGGAGTAAGAAGCTTCGATCTTAAGCGGCACCGTAGCCTGAAGTCCCTCTGGGCCCATGCTTACGAAGGCACCGTAACCAGTGGGAGTCTCCCCGACAGGTATATCGTCCGACTCACCGGCCGGAGTGCCCACGATGTCTGTCTGGACGGCGGAAGCAGAACCGTTGGTAAACAGGGAGATGGGCAGAGACTCGCCGGTAACGTCGATGAGGTTGGGGATGATGAAACCTACGAGCTCCTTGCCGTCCATGGTCTCAACTTTATAGAGGCCGGGGGCAGAGGCCGGGGCTGCGCATTCCTCATTGGCGGTCTTCTCGAGGGCCGTAGCTCCCTCTGCCAGAGTGACAGCACCTGACAAATCGACAGCCAGGGCAACTTTTTCTCCGAAGCGGCGAATAAGATCACCTCGATCGGAGTACTCTTCTACAGGCTGCCAGAAATCGTGGTTGGCGCTTTTGATCTTGTAGCCCTCTGAGGCTCTTGAAATCTGCACCACGTCCGGCTTGAGGTGACCCGTCAGAGCAGCACCCGTCTTGGTGATGGATGTCGGCTCGTGCTCCAAGAGGAGCTTCAGGGCGTCACTTGTTGCCGCTGCGTTCTTCACGTAAGCGACCTGCATGTCTTTACTACTGATGGCATCCGTGAACCCTAGGTAATCGGATTCATTGATGGTGGGGAGGATGGCTTCGAGGACGGAGGCTTTCTTGCCGATCCCCAACTTCTTTCCGACAGCCTTAGCACCATGGTACCCCAAACCGAGCCCAATCCCACCCACGGTTGCCGCCGCAGCTAACGTGCCCGCCTTCGAGACCAAAGAGCCCTGCTTAATGCTTCCTGACCCGTAGCCGTAGTTCTGACGGAAGGGAGGGTAGAGCTGTCCGACCATGGACTTGTCACCTGGAGTCTCTGAGGTGACATCGAACTGCTGAGGGCGGAAAATGGCTTGGCGCAACCGGGACTCGGTCAGCGGCATCATCTTGGAGTCGTCTGTGACGAGCAGGTCGAAAGGCAGCAACTTGTTCTCTTTGATGACGACGGGAACTCGGACCTTACGGATGCCGGCAGATGCCTCCTGTTCGGGAGGGGTATCCATCGGAGCTTCGGTCTTGTTTCCGATCTCAATGTGCCCAAACCCGTACCCACGCTCAGCATCAACCTTGTCCATGTTCACATGGGGCTCGAAGTCGGCAACGTAGGGAACCTGCTTGTACAGCTCTTGCAGAATCTGCTGAGGCCACTGGTTCGGGTCCTGCGGCAGCTCCGTCTCAGCACCGGTCTTCTCAAAACTAACGTTGGGTTGAATGTATAGGTCCATCTTGATTCCTATTTTTGCCTAGAAGCCTGCGCCGAACAGCGCGTTGAACGAGGCGCCGACGGAAGGAGTACCTGCCACGAGTATGATACCCAGTACTGGGTCAGAAGGGTCAATAGTCACCCCATCTATCGACAATTGCGAACCAAAGGTAGAAGCAATATCTGCCCCGCTGCTCGCTAAAGTATCAGTAGGCTGGCCCCCAAATCTCGCCAATATAAGAGGGCCGGCACTGAGATTCGCCGCCATCTCTGCGGCAAACTTTATGGCTGGGATCTTGATGTTCAGAGCAGCAGCAATAAGTAGCTCTAACGCGCCTAACTTGACCGCTAAAGCCGCCCCCAGCGCAGCGGAGGCACCGAGCTCCGCTCCAATACTCACCGTAATTGCAGGTAGGGAGAGGGCCGCTTGAAGAGCTACTTGTAGCTGGGCCACCGCAGCGATGGCTGCCTGAAGGGCTGCTAGGGGGTTACCCACCTGAATGGAGAGGGTTGCCTGAAGAGACAGGGCGGCGTCGAACTGCACACCGAGATCGAACTGTAGGGGGCCGAGACCCGCTGAAAGCATCGCATCTATCTGTGCGCCAAGGGGGTTCAGGAACCCGGCCGCCGCCGCAAGGCCGACATTCAAGTCCACCATGCCGCCCCCCTTTACTAGCGTGACTGCCATGGCTTAACAGAGAATCGTGGGGTTACCCGAAGTTATGACCCCGCTAAAAACAGCGCCCGACAGGATAGTTCCTGGTCCCGCCGTCGTCATGATGGGGATGGGCGCGAGCACCGTCATGGATACCGCCGACCCTACAGTGGCGACTGGCTTGGTGCCACCATTGATCTTGGTCAACTTGCCCCCTATCTCACACAGCTCTGGACCAGTTATGGCGAAGATCTTTGACCGGAACACGATGGACTCCTCCGTCTCAAACTCCATACCCTTAGGAGCCACCACCTTAAACTTCTCATCGGTGGTCAAAAGTATACTTCCCTTACATCGAAGAAAAGTAGACCCCTTCTTATCGAAGAAGAACCGTAGAGTTGTGTTTTTAGTAGCGTTCTCAGTAAGGCCTCCCGTATCTGCAACGAAGCCTCCGGGGGACAGAACTATCTCGCAGACGATGGGCTCGTTAGCATCTGTTCCGATACCAAGCTGTTCCAAGTTGGAGATTTGACCACCATCATCAGCCGACGGCTCCTTTACGATATCGCTGAAGGTACCGATGGCCACCCGCACCGTAGCCGAGATAACGGGAGGGGTGTCATCCGACCCCTCGTTGGCAAACAGTCGGAAGGTTTGCTTGTAGGACGTTGGCGGATTGTCCTCGGAAGGCAGGGAGCTGACTCCCCAATTGATGGCTCCCCCACTGTTGTAGTGCTTATAGTTCTGGGAGATGTCGGTGATGACATTGTTCAGCGGTATGTAGATACGTTGGGCGAGCTCCGAGGACCCAATCTGCAGAACTCCGCCTCTGTGGAGAATAGCAAAGTTACCGTCCCTCCCTTTGAGGACGATATCTCCCATCTTGGGGCGGTCACGATTGCCGACGTAGCTGACAGCGGTCGACTCTGGATCGACTTCGCCCTCCTCTTTCTCGTCGTCATCCTCAACATCGAAGAACTGACTTTGTTGAGTCACTGACGGCATTAAAAACGCCAACACGAAAGGAGGGGTACTATCGCTGGGCAGGCAGACGACACATTTCGCCCCTACCTCCGGGAGAGCGTAGATGCCCTCCCCATTGTTCCAGTGAAGGTAGGGAGACGACACGGGGATATCCAAATAGATTCTTTGGTCGAACTGTGTTCGTACATCCACTGTCCACCCAGGAAGGTTGAAGTCTACGATGGTTGCATCGATAATCTGAGCTCCTACATTCCCCTTACCCTGCGTTATCGGGGTGCCCACCTCCTGCAGTGCCCACGATTGGTAGGCAGCCAATCGGTTCTGGGTGGGGACAATCCTCGTGTCTTGGAAGCTTCTAGCCATAGACTTTTAATACTTGAAAGGGGAGACATCGGCTAGGTGTCGCAAGCCTGGCCGGGCAGATTGCTCCAACGTTAACCCAAATTCTGCTCCGTAGGCCGCAGCCGGAACTGGGTGGAGGCCATGAAGGTTACTAACCGCTGCTGAAGCTGCCCCCTCCATAATCGTATCTCTCAAGCGTTGGTGCTGCAGTTTCGCCATCCAGTCTTCCTGCATAACAAGGGGCATGACATTCACACCTTTAAGGATGGGTGAGTGCATGACTGGTCGCTTGCCTGCTTTAACCAATTTCGTGTTGAGTGCTCTAATCACAGAGGCAGGCTGATACTCGCCCTTCAAAATACCCTCTGCATCTCCAGGAGCTCGAACCTTGGTTAAATTACTCATGGCCTTCACCATGGTCTCTATATGGGGACGGCGTACTCCTTGCGTGCTGTAGATGCCGTGGAGTTCCTTAACCAGATGGTTCTGAACCTTCTCCATGTTGTTGGTGGCCTTGTACAGATCATGAGGGTTGAGGAAGGTGCGATTGGGGTCTGACAGAAACTGTCCGGCCTCTACCTTCATCCCCACCTTGGGTGGACGCCATGCCACGTAATCATCATCCCGCGAAGCTGCTGAGAGGTCTTCATAAAGAGAGAGACCTCCACGATCCTTTCCTACATAGTGGTCCTCGCCACCTATCCATATTCGGGCTCCCAGCTTATCCCGATCTATCTTCTCTATCTTCCCCGACTTCATGGCCAACGAAGCAGCATCCGGGATGTTCTCGGGTAGGGACGTAAGCTGTTGAACGCGGCCAAAATCGTTGAGGACTCGAGACGACCCTTGAGTTCGCACACCACCGCTGTGAAAAGCTTTCAACGTGAGCTGCACAGCTCTCTCACCCAACGACTGGGCTGAGACGGCACCGATGTTCGTACCAATATTGTGGTAGGAGCCGTCGGCTCCTATCCCCGCACACTTTTGGCAGAGCCCCTCTCCGTGCTCACATTTCAGGGAGCTGCGTACGATAAGTTGAGCATTTTTATCGGCTGACCTAATTTTGTCTACGGTCGGAGGATCAAGCATGGTGCCTGCTTTGAGCTTCAAACCACGAGCAGAGAAGTCCCTAGCTAACTCCCTATCGTAAAGGTCGGGGCTCGTTGCATCAAGGGCAACACCTCGCGTTGTTCCACAGTCGTTACCGTTAATGACGAGGTTCATAGAGGTGTTCATAAGGTTCTTTGAGAAGAACCCAGGCTCCCTAACCTCCTGCACCTTCATCACCGTACCTCTCCTAGCTCCGTGAGACTGAGTCCAATACCCGCCGAGATCTAACCCTTCAGCGTAAGACTTCTTGATAGGGATGGGCACGATACGGTTGGCAGCATCCGTTACCTGGACTGGGGCTAACACGAGCTGCTTGTATTGATCCCACCCAGGCTTAACTCCGGCTTCTTGCATCAGGAACAGATTGGAGGGATTCTTTTTCTCTTTAGCTATGTGCTTGTCCCTCATCTCATCCGCAGCATCACCCCATATCTTATTGACGAGCCTTTCCTTCTCCTCCGGATGTGCCCTCGAGCTGCTCTGAATCATGTTCACCCGCTTTTGAGCGGAACCCAGTATTTTATCTCTGAGTGCTCTGTCGGGCGTGAAGTCATCCAACGACAGCGTGTGTGTGCCCGTAGGAATAAACACTGTAGACCTCTTCGGGTCTTCAGCAGCTTTAATGGCGGAGAGTCCCTTGTGATCTGGGTGTGGGATGGCAATAGCCCCGAAGGCCATACCGTTACCTAAATCTTTCAGCTTGTCCGCAGTCGTACCAAAGTCACCCTTGTGATCAGTCGCCAAGGTGTTGAAGAGAGAGTTGATACCTTTCTTGTCGAGCAGCTTGTCATGCTTAGTGAGGACATCCTTCCGCATCTCCTCCGGAAGAGCGGTGGAGAGCAGTAACCTCCCAGGAGTTGTCTTCCCAACCTTGCTTACATGAATCAAATCGGTGATGCCCAACTTGCCGTCCTTGGTGGCATTCAAAGCAGCTGCTGGGTCTTTGAACTTCTTCTTCGTATCCTTACCGATTCTACTTAACTTATAGAGTCCAAGAGCACTATCGAGGGTGGGCTGAAAAGCTACGCGCCCCGTAGCCTCGTTGAAGAGATTATTGGAAGGGAACATCTTCCTGGCCTCGGTAACGGCATCCCTACCAATGGGCACGTAGATACTCATCGCATCGCCATCGAAGTCAGCGTTAAACCCACTTGTTACAAGAGGGTGAATCTTAATAGCGTTTCCTGAGACGAGCCTGGGCTTGAATGCCTGGATACCATGTTTGTGAAGCACAGGATCTCTCTTGAGGAGGACGGGACGCTCGTTGGCCACGAGCTCTAAAGCTCTGTCCACAGAACTGTGCTGCTTCTTGATGAGCATCTGGGCTTCAAGTGGGTGCTTGGCAGCCCCCATATCCACGAGCTTCTTGACTAAGAAGGGACGGTACAACGTTGTCGCCTTAGAGCGGGGGAGTCCCAACTCGTCCAAGCTCAAGGCAGGCTCCGGAACGATGACGGACCTCATCGACATATCTTGGCGTCGATTCATCAACGTATTCTGGAAGTATCCCTTCTTAGGTTGCGTTCCATGAATCTGCTGGAGGATACCGCGCTCCTTGGATTCCGGTGCCCCGGGGGTCCCCATGATGGCGCTAACACCATCATACAAGTTTTTACGCAACTCCTTCTTGGTGGCAGAATCATCCGTTAGATAACCGCCCTTCCACTCTTTGAGCTCCTCATTAACCTGACCAAACTTAGAGTACAGACCGTTGATGTCATCCCATTTGATGTCCCCCGAATCCAGTACGGCAGCAGGGCGCATCTTGGGTGGAAGGACTGGCAAATTGTGCAGGATATAAGCGTCCACAGGCTTTACACCCAACTGCTTCAGTGCACGAAGATACTTAACCTTCTTGAGTGTGACATCAATCTCCTGCGTATCTTTACCATGCGCAAAGCCCTTCTTCACCGGAAGGTCATTGAGTTTAGCCTCCGACGCAGCCAACTCCTTATCTACATCGATCTTACCCAACAACTTCTTGATGGCCATACCACCAGTTGTAGAATTGGGTGTATCGAGAGGCACCACCACACCCTTGGTGTTGACCGCCTTACCCCCAGTAACAACAGACACGTAGTCCTTCTTGGAGAGCCCAATTATTTTTTGGATGGCTGGGGCGAAAACGGGGTTAGCTACAGGCTCGGCTAGCTTGATGTGGCTCCACTTCTTGCCATCATGACCACCAGTTATCACAGGGTCGAATAGTCCCCCCTTCTTAGGCTTAGGCTCTCCGTTCTTATCGAGCTTTGAGTACGTGAGCTCCTGGGGCTTGGGGATGGCACCGTTAGACATGGCAAGTATTTGCCCATCCGTCATGGGGGAGAGCTGGATCAGATGCCCCTTCTTGTCTACGTTTACGCCTGTCGCCCTGAGCAGGCTGGTGAACTTGTGAAAAGAGAACGTAGAGCGTGGTGTGGGAAGGGGGGTTCCTTCTTGAATCGCCTTCCAAACCTGACGGTGCTGTGACGCCCATTTCTTACCTTCGTGGGGGCTGGGGTCTTCTCCCTCACTCTTCCAGGTTTGCATCTCTCGAATGTTAGCTTTGGCACCTTGTGCCAGCAGAGCAAAGAACCCAAGGTTGCCGATGCTCTGACCACCCGATTTCGATCCTCCGACTGGGATGAGGTTGAGATCATAGGTCTCCCCGCTACTGGTTCCTGGGATCCCCATACCAGCTCGTGCCGAGGTCTTCTTATCAATTTGATGAGTGAGCTTCAGCATATACTGGGGGCCCAGCAGTGCCTTTCCCAACGATACTCCCGTCACCGGATCTATAAGTTCCTCAGTGTCGCTGATGCCGTGCGTCTTGAGCTCGCTCTTAACTTTAGCCAGCTGGTCGGTTCTCGGGGAGAAGTTACTCATCATATACGGCTGGCCCGTCTTCTTAGCTATCTTGGCTGCCGCAGTTTCGAGTACCTGCCCTATATTCATTCGTCCTGGAACGCCCGAGGGGTTGAGAGCCACCTCTATGGGTTTCCCATCAGGCGTATGAGGCATCTCTTTGTCGGGTAACACGACGGCGATAACGCCCTTGTTGCCGTACCTACCCGCCAATTTATCCCCGGCCTTTGCGCGCTCAGCAGTTCGGATATGAACAGTTACCTCAGGACCTATGCGGTAAACGCCTACAACCTTTCCAGTGTCATCTTGCTCCCACTTCAAGGTTGTATCTGTGTGCTCTCCAATACGTCGAACATGCCCCACACCCATCCTCCCCTTTAGAGCAAAAGGCTTGGAGGAGAGCACGAGAGGATCGCCAGACTTAATCTCTTGACCCACTCTAACAACCCCAAAGTCATCAAGCATTTTGTACTGGTCTCGAGAGAACGCCCCAGGATGTTTAACTTGGAACCTGCGGGGAGCAGTAACCTCACCCTCAGACAATTTGATTGAAGGCTTATGCATATGGACGCTGGTCAGCTTTTTGGCTGCAGCTTCACTTATCACAACACCATCTTCGAAGTTGTATCCCTTGAACGGCAAATACGCCACTCGTAGATTGGTGCCTAAAGCCAACGTCCCATTTCTGGTAAAGTTAGTATCAGCAACTACCTGTCCTTTAGTTACCTTGTCCCCAATTTTAACGAGGGGGGTGGACGTCAGGACACTATTCTTATCGTTGAGGGGGAAGTTGTCATAGAGGGGAACCTGCCGAATCTTCCCACTCTGCGTCTTCAGTTTAATAGCTTTCTTACCGACCCCCACAACCTCACCACTTATCGGTGCGTGATGTCCTGCATGCATTGTTCCTTGGAGCTGCTCGAAGGTTTTGTAGCCTTTTTTATGGTGCCCCGTAGAGGTTTGAACTAGCGGAGCTTCTCTATCCTCCAATGAGATAGCTTGTTCGAGATGGCTAGTAGCAGCTCGAGCTCTTACCCCAGACGTGTTTCCCAAAAACGGTATGAGATTAGTCGTCACATTGAAAGTCTGGGAGGGGTGGCTCATTACATATTGAGCGTCTTTGAGGGGGCCCTCCTCAATCTGGTTACCCACCCCTGACAACTTGACCTTGGCGGAGATAGGAATGGGGGTACCGTCTTTCCACTCCACTTGATCTGCCAAAACTACAGCCGACTTGGCGAATTTGATTGGGTTGACAAACTCAACCTTTTTCGACTGCAAGTTGTACAGAGGAATGCGCGGCTCTTTGCCCACCTTCGTCACACCCATAGGGAGACGTAGCGATATCCCTGTTTTCTCATCCTCGGGAGTATGGAGGGGATCTAGATACCCAAGATGGGATGGGTTGATGAACTTCTGCTCGTCCACTACCTGTTGTTCGCTCTGAATACCACCCGGTCCCATAATGGTGGTCTGCTGGGAAGCAGAGAGCATCTCGAGCGGGTTAATCTGGGCCCCTCTTACTGCCAACGAGTTTTGGGAGAAGGTATTTTTGACGGGGTCGTTGAACGAATCGAACTTGACGATCTCTCTGATGTTGTCGGAGGTATTGATCTTACGAAGGGCCTTCATCTTGATAGATCTCTTGACTCGCCAATCCGTGAGCTTGTCGTAAGCGTAGTCCCCGCCCGACCGCAGGTCTTTGAATTCCAGCGAGTCTCGATCATCCTCAGGAGCTCCACCCTGAATCTTGATCATCTTTTGAGTAGCGAGCCGGAGCGTGTCCCCTTGCACGTGGGAGAACGACTTACCAAGTGTGATCTTAGTGACATCGGGACGTAACTTCGACTTCACCATCGTGTCGAGTAAGTATTCCGAAGCCGCGTTAGACGAGGGGGCCTCAACTTTCTTGTCGGCCTTGTAAAACTTCTGGAGAGCGGTGGAGACACCTCGGGCACCCTTGTTGGCTTCTAGTACCTCCTCCCCCCAAGACTCCTTCAACTGATTGTCGGTAACCCCCATCACCTTCATGATGGGGTACATGGGGATCTTCTTAGACTTTCCCCGGTCCATCATGAACTGCTTGGTGGAGGGATCGAAAGTAATCTGGAAGGGCCTCATAGGGATGTTGAACTGCGTTGAAATCTCCCCGGTCTTACTTCTTCGCCGCGCGTACACACCAGGCTTAAGCTGCCACTGGTTCTTAAACTGGTACTCCTGACCGTCCACGATCTGACTATACCTTCGAGTCATTACCGGAACTTCGGCCAACCTGACCTTCTTGGAGTCGACTACCTTGCCAGTGACATTGTCCTTCAGGGACAGAGTGGCCACGACAGGAACGCTCAGCGTCTTCCCCTGAACCCTGTGCTCGTACTGCTGCTGGATGTCGTTGGAGATGTCCTCAGACTGCTTTACCTGCAACCCATCCAGGTAAAGAGTTCTCTTCTTCCCCTCGATAGGGAAGTGATCCCCGATGCCGTCCAAGACCCTGTCCTGGAATTGCTTGTTGGCTTCCTCAAAGTCTAGATACGCCATGTGACCGCTCGATTCTAACCCACCGCGACTAGTTACCGTACCCGAAGATGTGGATGCAAGTAACCAAAGAGAGCGGGGATAAGAGAATTGGAGGAGTGTTAGCACCTCCAGAAAGGATCGAAATGCTACCAGGACCTAACGTAGGACGAGACTACAAGGAGGCCGTGGGAGAACTCTACGGAGTAACCCCAGAGGACCCAGAAGAACAAAAGCAGGAAGAGGAACAAGAAGAACAACAAGAAGAACAACAAGAAGATGAATAAAACCATCTTCATGCTGGCCTTCGCATGTGGCTTCTGTAACGGAGTCATGTTTTGGATTCGTGAGGCGTGGGCCCAACCCCATGCTGCTGAACCCATATAAAGATCGGCTGACTACCTTCCAGGGAACGAGACTTCTGGAGGACCGACTAGGACTTCTGGGAGCTTCGTTCCCTGACGCTAAGAAACCAGAACGAATCTGGGTAGTACAAGGTCTTTACGCCCCCATAGAGGGAAGAGCCCTTGGCGGAGTTCGGTTCAAACTAGAAGACCAGAAGGGCTTCACCACGTTCTGCAACCAGCGGGACTTCGAAGTCCTGTTGGAGGTAGTCAAGCCCGGCGAAAGATGTCGATGGACAGGAAGCACCTATCCAGAGCCGGGAAGCCCGGAATGGTACGGCCTGTGTATCGACAAGGTAGATCTGATGGATGATCTCCTCGATAGGGAAATGCTGCTCCGGGCAGAAATGCCCGGGGTACTTCCTACCAATATAGAACTGGTACGCCGCCTACATAACGATGGGGTCGATACCGAAGAACTTTTAATTTTACTGTGGGACTCGGACGGAAACGGAACGAGCCCAGACCCAAGACTGGAAACCATCATGACTCGATGGGCTTCGGTAGAAAGAGAGAAGGTGGAATGGGATTGGCTGCTCGAATAGACCCCGCAGTAGACGATGACAGCATCGCATCCTTTGTATTCCGTAGCGGGCACCATTGTGTGGTGTGCAGCGAGGAAATAATGCTGACCGAAGAGGTATACCTACTTCGGGTAGTCGTAGGTATCTGCGATGAAAATGGGCTACGCCTAGAAATCGTAGAGAGTGACGACAAGGACTTCCTGTACGAACCGACGTTCTTCTGTTTCGGATGCTGGGAGGATGCTGTCGAAGACCTCAAAGAGTTTGTCCAAGATGAGTCCCCAGAACTGGACAACCACGCTGTAATGGAATGCTCCATATGCAGCAGCAGCATACGAGACCTGGAGTACACAGGATTAGGTATGTGGGGAGAAATACAAACCTCCCGCAGATGCCCAGAAGGGCAAGCCACACAAACCTTCGTAGACACGTCGATAGAACAGGCCGGGTGCATCATGTGCATCGCATGCCTCAAACGATTCAACGATGACGTAGTGAGCTCCATCTGGGAGAGCGGGGTCGATCAAGAAGGGTCCTGCGGAGAAGGCACACTAGGAAGGTGCTGGAGAGAGGGGTGCAAGGACACCTGTCTGCAATACGGCTTTAACAAAAAGGGGAATACGGAAGAGTGAAAATCGGAGACCACGCAATCGACAGACTCCGGCAATGGCCGGGGTGTAATCAACTCGACGACAGTAGGTTGCGGTTCTTGCTGAGGAGGCAGGTGAAGAAGGCCCAAGAGCGTAAGGACTTTGTCCTCACGCCCGGGGGCACTCTCTTCCCTGTCTCTTTTTTAGGCAAGGATGGCTATGCCGTCGTCAAAAACGAATTCATAGTGACAGTCCTCCCAGGAGAGTACTGCCCAGAAGCCAACGAACTGAGGAGTGTATGAACGCGAAGAACGCCAAGTGGGCAGTGATGGAGAAGAACTGGGAGAAGCACCTGGAGGACATTGTCCTGATTCATGTGCTGGCCCCACTAGGAGACCCCACCGACCCGGACTGCCCCAAAGGCATCCCATTTATGTTTTGGGGGCTCAGCGGACTAGGCAAATCGGCCAGAGTACAAGCGGCCATATTGGCTATGGGCATCAAGGAAGAACATTTCGAGTCTCTGTTTTTGGGCTGCCACCCACCGGAAGATCTAGCTGGGGTGCCTGTACCCGATGGAAAGGGCGGAGCCGTAATGGCACCCACCCTCGCGCCTATCAAACGTCTACTTAAAGCTGCTCGAGGATTTCTATTTCTGGACGAGGCGACTTGCACTACTCCTGCTACGCAGGGTGCTGCACAAGTCCTAATTCATGACAAGAGGTGCGGGGAAGAAGACATGGGCCCAGGTATCGGGATGGGAATGGCTGGCAACCCACCTGAGTTTGCAACGGGCGGTTACGACCTCTCACCTGCACTAGCTAACCGACCGGGGCATTACTACATAGGACCCCCTACCCTGGACGCTTGGGAGTCTTTTCTGACTACTGAGTTCGCCAAGAACAAAGCGGCCCCACGAGTATCGGTCAACGACGGTGACAAACTTGTAAAGGCCAACTTCAAAAATCACATCTCGAAATGGTACATGACCACCGTTGGTTGCTTACGCGCAAAAAAGGAGTGGGGTGGCAGCACCCACGGCTCTGACAGCAAGGGTCATGACTATGGATTGTTTCACCAGCAGCCGTTAGCTGACGATCCTGCTGGAGGTGGCCCATGGCCGTCACCACGCACGTGGCATTTAATGTGTAAGTGTTTGGCCACGTTGGACTGCCTGGGATACGACAAGGGGCGCACCAAGGAGTTGCGCAACATCATCGTCGAGGGCTTCGTGGGAGAGGGGGCTTCAAGAGTATGGATCGCCTATGCCAAAAACTTAGATCTACCCGACCCAAGAGAGGCCCTGGAAAACGGCGTGACCATCAACGACGCACGACCAGACATCACACAAGCAACGTTTGGTTCCATCATTTCGTTTGTCCTCAACCTCGACGATCAAGACGAGCAGTATAAGTACGCAGCCCTTGCGTGGCAGCGTATAATGTCCCTAATCGAATCCGGTGGAGACGACATCGCCGTCAAGGCGCTTGATGCCCTAGCCAGCGCGGGCTTGGGGGTTCACGGAACACCACCGGACGTCAAAGCCGTAGCCAAAGAAGTCATACTTCACTTCGGTACAAAGTCCCCAGTAGCCAAATACCTAAAACCAAAACGATGAATCACGAGCAAACGGTAACGGCAGCTAAGAAAATCATAGCAGCAGCACGTCACATCCTCGGTATGGAGGACGTGGTGCCGTACATCTACGATCACGTATGCGCTCTTTCACCGGTTCCCATAGAAGG